GCCCTCTGAACCTGTTAAATCCGAAACCTTTTATCTGAACAACGGTAAGAAAGTGTGCTTCAAGCTGGAATCCGGCCTGAGCGTAGCTTATTACCGTGATCGAATCCCCGTGCAAGCGGTGGAATTGCCCAGCCGGGTGGCCCTTTGGTCTTTGATGGCATTGTAATACCGGCTGGTTGTGGTCTTTGTGGGCCTACGGTGAGCATAATGCACCCTCCTTCCCTCAATGCGTTACGGTATTTTGGAAAATCGGTAATAGTGCTGGTAATCTGGGATATTCGTAGCAAGTTGGACTGAACAACCCGTATGCCCTGCGTCAAAGGGCAACTAATTCTCAAAAGGAAAATAAAGTGTCTGAGTCCGATAACATCGTGCATATTTCAAATTATTCCAATAATTCTTTTGCAATAACTCCTACACAATTGGTAGCCGAAACTATTAAAGATTTAGAAACGGAAGGGTCTATTGTTTTTGGGACAAAGAAAATGTTGATCATTTGTCTGGACGATTCAAATGACGAATACAACATTCTGATTAGAAACGCTGGGCTGAAAACCAGCGAAACTATTGCGTTATTGGATTTGGCGAAGAAAGTTCAATCAAATTGTATGGGGTATTAAATGGTCGTTTGCGGAATTGACCCCGGTGCATCCGGGGCTGTGGTTGTCTATAACTCCGACTACGATGAATTTCGGTACATCCTGATGCCGGTAATGGAAGTCGGTAAAGCTAATCGCGTAAATGGCGCAGCAGTGGCCAATTTCCTCCGGTACTTTCCGGTGACAAATGTTTTTCTTGAAAAAACCAGTGCTATGCCTGGGCAAGGTGTGACAAGCATGTATAACTTCGGGCATTCAAATGGAGTGGTCGATGGGGTCTGTTCCGCACTCGGTCTACCCATCACCCTAGTTACCCCGCAGGCATGGAAGAAACACGCGGGTCTGATCGGCACTGAAAAGGATGCCTCGCGCTCCCGCTGTGTGCAGTTGTACCCATCTGTGGTCGATCTGCACAAGAAAGGTAAGGGTCAAGCTATTGCCGACGCACTCTTGATTGCCAAGTATGGGGCTGCTATGCTCAAGGTTTGATCAACTTTGAGAACGTGTCGTGACCCCTGCTGAAATTAAACAAGCGCTCCAACTGGCTTCCGGTATTGTTGAAAAATTTGAAGGTCTGGATTTAAACCCATATCTTTGCCCAGCGGGGATCCCGACCATTGGTTACGGCAGTACCTTTTACGAAGATGGTCGAAAAGTAAGTATGTCGGATCCAGCGATAACTAAAGAACGCGCCCAAGAGCTTATGCAGAACACTTTGTCCGGCTTTTGTGGCTCAGTGTTGCTCAGATGCCCTGAAATCAAGTCAGTTGCACTGTTGGCGGCATGTACAGACCTTGCCTACAATATAGGGGTGCATTCGTTTCGCTCGTCCACAGTCGCCCGTTTAATTGGCGAGGGTGATTTGGCAGGACTTCCGGCGGCTTTCCGCATGTGGGTTAAAGCTAACGGTAAGGTGCTTCGGGGGCTTGAGCGGCGGCGTGAGGCCGAGATTGCCTTATTCCATTCAGTTTGATAGGATTCTTTGCAATTGCAGGCATGGGCCTTTTTCCAATTCAAGCCGCGCATGAGGCGCATAGGGGCCGGTGGTGACAGGACATGACGAGAAAATTGCTGTGAGGGTCGCTGTACTTGAGCGAGATTTCGACGGTTTCGAGCATGTGGTATCTAAAATTGAAGCCACACTGGAAGCATTCAATAAGAACTTGCAACAGTTGGTCAGATTGGATGAAAGGCATATTGCCCTTGAAGAAAAACAACAAGAAACCAATAAAGCATTAGCCCGTGCATTTGAAGCCATCGAAAAAATTGATAAACGTACTTCAGCAATTGAAGTTGAAATACCGGGTTTCAGGGAAGTACGCGCTCTCATTGTAAGGGGGGTTTGTATAATTTTGCTTTCGGTACTGGGATTGATGCTGATTGCTGCTGGTATTCATCCGGCGGGGATTTTATGAATTGGGAAAAAGTTGGTAAGGCTGTGGCCGATGCCGCTCCAATCCTCGGCGGCTTACTCGGCGGCCCCGCTGGTTCTGCGGCAGGGGTGCTGATTGCGTCAACTCTTGGAACAAGCCCGACTCCTGAAGCCGTGCTTGAGCGGATCCAAAGCGATCCTTCAGTTTTGTTGCAAATCAAACAACTCGAAAGCGACGAGCGTCAGCATATTCGGGAATTGCAAATCCAGACTCTTCAGGTTGAATTGGCCGACACTCAAGATGCAAGAAAAAATCACGCTACCCATTGGATGCCGTCGGCTTTAACAATTGGCTTGACACTGATGGTTTGTGCTATGGTGTATGCCATCGTTTTTACTGAAATACCTGCTTCAAATAAAGATATGGCGGTTTATATTTTTGGGGTAGTCACTGGTGCATGGACTACAGCAGTTTCCTATTGGTTAGGTACGAGTCGTTCCAGTGCCACAAAAGATCAAATGTTGGTCGGGAAAATATAAAAGGACAATTTAATAGGGATGTTTCATTTCTAGCATGGGCTGGATAGAGGTTTTATGAGCGAGTTTCGAGAAGATATTGTCAACGAATTGATTGATAATAGTAACCCCGAATACACTCTGAGGGAATTGGAGTTACGAAAGCAGTTTGCTAAAGAATACTGTGTTGATTATGACCAAGTTAAAGCGGCAATCCGTTGTGGCTTTGCTAAAGCGTATGCCAATGATTACGCTGTCAAATGGATGGAAGAACCTTTTGTTCAAAAAGAAATAAAACGTATTGAATCCACAGTTGACGCCACTAATTGCCCGAATGACGAAGAAGCGCGGTCAATTATAAAAGCGGCTCTATTTCGTGAAGCCAATTTTACAGGCACCGGATCAAGCCATTCTGCGCGTATTTCTGCGCTGGTCAGCCTCGCTAAAATTCATGGTCTTGAAGCACCAACTAAAATTGAGCAAACAACCACACACAAGGGTGGGGTCATGTTGATCCCTGCTGTGGCCGATATGCGTGAATATGAACGTTCTGCTATTGAATCGCAGGCTCAGTTGATACGCGATGCGTCCCTCTGACATTCGCGCACCAAAGGTCATTTGGGAACCGTTGCCCGGTTCTCAAACGCTGGCGATTACTTGTCCGGCGCAAATTATCCTACATGCCGGGTCGAGAGGTGGGGGTAAAACTGACTGCCAACTTTTACGTTTTCGCCGCCATGTTGGACAAGGATTTGGTAAATTCTGGCGAGGTTTTATATTTGACCGCGAATATAAAAATCTGGATGATTTGGTTTCAAAGTCCCAACGCTGGTTCCCACAGTTTAACGACGGCTGTAAATTTCTATCCAGCAAATCGGATTACAGATGGGTGTGGCCGACTGGCGAAGAATTGATGTTTCGTGCCTTGAAAAAGGATAGCGATTACTGGTCATATCATGGTCAAGAGGCACCGTTTATTGGATGGAACGAATTGACAAAATTTCCGTCTGACTATTTGTTTGAAGCGATGATGAGTTGTAACCGATCATCATTTTTGCCTGATCTGGATGACCCTAACAACCCCGGCGAAATCCCGTTGCTTGTCTATGCAACCTGTAACCCGTCGGGGCCGGGGCATAATTGGGTCAAACGTAGGTTCATAAACCAGTCGCCTCCGGGCGCGATCCTCAAACGTTATGTGAACGTTTATAACCCGCGAACCCAAAAGCGCGAAGATGTGCTTAAAACTCAAACCCATATTTTCAGCTCGTACCGTGAAAACAAATATCTGGCACCGGAATATATAGCCGAATTGGAAACAATAAGCGACCCGAACAAGCGCAAAGCGTGGCTCGGGGGCAGTTGGGATGTGGTCAGTGGTGGAATGTTTGACGATGTGTGGACGCCAGCGGTTCATGTTATGGAGCCTTTTGAAATTCCCGCTAACTGGAAAATAGATAGGTCATTCGATTGGGGATCCGCTAAACCATTTTCTGTTGGATGGTGGGCAGAATCGCCCGGTGGCGATGTCATTACTGCTGATGGGAAGCTGATGCGAACTGTAAAAGGGGATCTTTTCCGTATAGGTGAGTGGTATGGGTGCGACCCTGACAAACCTAATAAGGGTTTGAACATGCTTGCAAGTGAAGTCGCTGCGGGTATAATCGAGCGGGAATTGTCAATGGGTATTCACAATCGGGTTAAACCCGGCCCCGCTGACAATAGCATCTGGAATGTGGATGATGGCAACTCAATTGCAGTCAATATGCTGAAACCTGTTCACATTGACGGGGTGGGGTATAGAGGGGTTGCTTGGATTCGCAGCGATAAAAGTCGAGGTTCGCGTAAAGCGGGCTGGGCTAAAATGAAACAGATGCTGAAAAATGCTTTAACTGATCTCAGCGGCGGCCGCAGCCAACCAGGATTATTTGTTTTCAACTCATGTAAAGACTTTATAGCAACTTTTCCAATCTTACCTCGTGATGAAAAAGATTTGGAAGATGTGGACAGTGCCGCCGAAGATCACATTGGCGATGAAGCCCGGTATCGGGTATTAAATTCATACTCTATTGTTCGTTCAGGCAAGGCAGTAGGGTTAGGGGGTTAAATGACGACTTTCAATGCCCAAACTAACAGTACGCATATCAGTGCAAATAACCAGAATAAATACAAATTTGGCGTTCATCCTGATTATGTCGAGCATTTATCCGATTGGGAAGCAATGGATGATGCTTACGAGGGCGAAACTAGAGTAAAAGAAAAATCAAATGGCATCCTCTATCTACCATTTACCCCTTCCCAAATTTTAGATGGAACTGGAACAAACCAAGATGGTTATAAAAACTATCTTGCTTATAAAATGCGCGCCACTTTTCCCGATTATGTCACTGATGCCGTTGAAACATTAGTCGGCATGCTGCACAGCAAACCGCCTACCATAAAAGTTCCTGAAGCAATGCAACCAATTATTGAAGAATGTGCTAAATCGGGGGCATCGGCAGCTTCCCTTTTACGATTGATCAATGAATTGCAAATGTGTCCTGGCCGCTGTGGTATACTTGTTGACATCGACCCAGAAAAAAACCTCCCCTACTTGGCATTATATTTTGCTGAAGATGTGGTTAATTGGGAGGATGATCAAGGTATTTGTGATTATGTTGTTCTTGATGAAAGTACATCGGTTCTCGATAAAGCCAGCGGCAATCGAATTTTAAAAACCAAACACCGGATTTGCCAAGAAATCGGTGATGTTTACAAGACTGCTGTATTTGAAGATGCCGAAACGTATGATGAGGCTGCCTTTTTAACCCCGACGCTTAATGGCGTATCGTTGACAGAGATTCCTTTTGTATTCATTAACGCACGAGATTTGATGCCGGAGTGCGACCGTGCGCCACTGTTGGGGTTATCCCGTCTTTGCTACACTATTTACCGAGGGGAAGCTGATTATCGCCAAAACCTGTTTATGCAAGGGCAGGACACTTTGGTAATCATAGACACTGCTGGCGGGGAAGATTCTGCTGATACCCGAGTTGGAGCCGGTGCGGTAATCCGTGTCAATGCCGGTGGCGATGCCAAGTATGTCGGTGTTGATTCCCAAGGCTTGTCCGAACAACGCATGTGCCTTGAAAACGACCGCGCTCATGCAAGGGCGAGAGCGGGACATTTTATTGCTAGTGGACAAGCCTCCCAAGAATCCGGCGATGCTTTGCGTACACGTTTGGCAGCGTTGACGGCCACACTCAATACTGTGGCTACTACGGGCGCGCAAGGTTTAGAAAAGGCATTGCGATACGTCGCGCAATTTATGGGACTTGACCCGAAAGAAGTCACAGTCGCACCAAATACCGAATTTTTCGATATTCAGATGTTGGGTCAGGATTTGGAATTGTTTATGAGAGCGATTTCCGAAGGCGCTCCGTTATCTCCCGAAAGTGTGCATCACACATTGAAAAAACGCGGCCTCGCACAATTTGAATTTAAAGATGAAATTAAAAGGCGCGACGAGCAGTACAAACAGTCTGTCAAAACAACCGGATC